CTAGTAGATGAGGCAAGTATCTTTGAACCATTTTCTAACTCCAAGGAACCTTTATTCCAACTCATTACTCCCTGTTGTAACCACTTCGGTAGATGTTCATACGCAAGTTGCAAACGTGATAGTAGGTCACGAGCAGTTGCAGCCTTATTCGCAAGGATAGCAATGTTAACACTTGCGTTAAACAATGCATAGTGCAACAGATACGAAACCATGACGGTAGACTTACCCGACTGTCTGGGCAACTTACAGATAGTGAAACGATTGTTGTGGAAAGTACCTACCATTTCCTTCTGGAAATCATACATTTTGAAGGGCACAAGACCCTCATCCAGAGAGACAATTTTTACATAGTTCTCAATAAAGTACTGAGGACTATCCATACACTTCTGGTATTCAACAAGTTCTTTCTTCGTCCAGTTCTGGGCGACATTAGCTTTCTTGAGGTTTGGATTGCCGAGGTAAGTAATATCAGGCATTACGGATAATTCTCTACACTCACAAGTTCTCTGTTCTTTATATGCTCTTCTGCAATGTCTTCTTTAGACTGACCGTAGTATGCAACCGCATTGTGTGTGTCAATCAATAACTGATTTAGCGTTGTATCTTCCACAACAAACTCACCCAATATGCGGCCATATTTACCCTTACCATCTTTTCTAGTGCGTAGAACCTGTATCGAATCCAAAGGAAGATGTTTCTGTACAAACTCCTTTGCCATCAGGCCATAGACCTTTTCTTCTTTGTCACTTGTCCTTGACTCAGGTGTATCAACACCATAGAAACGAATTCTCTGTTTGTGCAACCACACACCAAACCCAAGATCAATGTCCACATCAGCGGTGTCACCGTCTATTACCTTAACAATCTTACATGGATACTCATACATAATCGTCTCCTTGTTCTATTTAGTATCTAACGTATGTACCATCTTCATACACAATGGTATTAAGAACATAATGATTATAGGAGGCACCTTCATATCGTGGTTGTTTATTTACTGAACGAAATGAACTTTCTTTTTGTTTTGTATATAAGTACTCTTCATTTTTATCATAATCATATATGTATTTTTTCATTGGCCATTTGTATGTTCCATAGTCACCATTATGTCCAGCATATGGATTAGACAAAGCCCACTTCTCAAAATAATCTGTATAGAAAAATGGATATTCTAGATGATACACAGATGGGTCTTTGAGAAATCTTGGTGAGAGGTATCTTGATAATAAATCATCTATACTCCTAGCAAACCACCAAAGTAACTCCCAACATGTTTTTGGTTTGTATGGAGACATATCAATATACTTTTCAGCAGTGTTTAACATATCAGAATCTTTCATAACATTAATCCAATCGTGGTCTTTAATTTTGAAAAAATCCTCTATAGATGTATATGATGATATTGCGAGAAATAATTCATCTCCCCCGCCACCATTAACATTAATTGTTTGCCCGTCCCATAACTGATCATTGTCATAGACATAGTTATCAAAAGAATGCCACTGCAAATTAATTTTCTTATTAACTAACAAATCATAGAAACGTGGATTTTCTTGTACACTAGCTTTTGATAGATACACAGTAAGACTTGTATCCAACCTTTTAGTTTTCAGCAGACTTACCAATGCACATGTGCTGTCTATACCACCTGACCACCACAATCTTATTGGTTTGCCAATATCCCACAACTCTACAGCCCTACGATTAGTTAACTCTTCGAATGTTGATGTAAAATTTGTTGGAAACTCTGTAAAAGGATTCTCAACTAAATCAAAATAATTATCAAAACAAATTCTAAAACGTGGAGAGTGCATACCAAAATTAGTTGCTAATTTATACTCATCTCTTTCACTTATTTCTGGAAAAGAATTTGTATGATAATAAATAACCTTACTCACTTTTACCCCTCAACATTTTTTGTAACTCAGCGGTGCTACCAACAAATAATGCATTCGTAACACTCTTAGGCCCATGATCAGGAACCTCTTTGAGTTTTTTCATCTTCTCTTGTAGATCACCTAACTTCTCAGTGACCTCTGCAACATTCTTGATTAACTGTCCAGCAACCTCGTATGCCCTTGGGTGTTCACCCTCTTTCGCAAGTTCAAGGATACCTTCAATTGCATTAGAACCCTGTTCAACCAACCGATAGAAGTTCTCTCTTTGGTATTTGTAATCAGCATCAATATCTTCACCCTCTTCTAGCTCTACTGGATAACGAGAAACATCAGACATTTTAGTTTTTGGGTTCAAAGAAGCTTCTGGTGGAATAACATCCCCAACCACTCCAAGCGCTTTATCTATTTCATTTGCCATATGACATATCCTTTACTTATATGTTAGATATGGAAGAGTAGCTTCTTTAGCATTTTCACCATTTCTTTTTTTTGATGCACCACGATAATAATAAGTTTCTGGATCAGCTTCATGTCTCCAAGGACCATAACTTCCTTTTTTGGCACAATACAAATCAAAGTCTCTTCCTGTCTTGCCCTTACTGATAAATTTTTCATAGGTTCTTTGGTAAGCGCATGTACGACATTGATTGTCTTCACATGTATTCAAATCACATTTGACAACTAAACTTTGTAACTCTTTTGGTATTGACTCGTATTGCTCAAACCTACCTATAATTTTTAAACTTATATCATCCCAATCAAAATCATCGCCCTGTGGAACTGGTGTTAGATCACGAATACCGCCCAAGTAAATATCAACACCAGTTGGTTCAACAATAGAACGTAATGTATTATAACCAACGTCCAGTGCTGTATTTTCTAACGATACTCCTATTGATATTGCGTCAGCATCCGTTTCTTTAATCCACAAAGGAAAAGTTTCGTATCTTGGTTTGAGAGCACCTACATTATACTTACTAGAGAAGCCGGGTCTAATTGGTGTACGTTCTTCGACGTAATCAATTGACCAATTTACCATTTGAAAATCAAAATCTCTAACCTCTGATTTCAAAAAAATAACAATTTCTCTTAATTTTTTAATTTCTCTAGAATTATATTCTTCACTCTCAAATTTATCATAAGCGCCTCTTGCAACAATATCAACGTCAGTCTCCGTTAACCAACGATAAAGTGAGTATGTAGAGTTAATCCCTCCAGAAAATGGTATAAGTATTTTCATTTTTCAAAAACCTTCCTTATTCATAAAGTAAATAATGTAAATTTCCATCCTCACCTCGACCCCTATACATATAAGTCTCTGGATCAGCTTCATGTCTCCAAGGACCATAACTGCCGTGTTTCGCACAATACAAATCAAAGTCTCTTCCTGTCTTACCCTCACCGATAAATTTTTCATAGGTTTTCCAATATGACATTTCACGCCCAGCACGACTCTCTGAATTATTCCTAATACACAAATCTTGTAGTTCTTTTGGTAAGAACTCATACTGTTCAAATCGGCCCGTCATGTCTTTTGCAACCTCATCATAATTAAAATTATCACCAATTGATACTGGAATTAGTTCTCTTACACCACCCAAATATATATCAACACCAATATTTTCAATACCAGATTCCCGACGACTTACTTCATAACCCTGAGTTGCTGTATTTTCTAAACATATTCCTATGGATATTCCATCTGCTCCTGTTTCAAAACACCAATTGATGTATCCAGCATAACGTGGCCTAAGAGAACCAATATCATATTTTCCTTTTTTAAATCCCGGCCGGATTGGAATCTGTTCCTTTACATACTGTTTAGGAAACTCACCTAGTTCTAAATCAAAATCACGATATTCTTTTTTAAGGAAGTGTGATACATTTCGTACTCTTTCAAGTTCCTCTGCATTGAAATTATCATTCTCAAAACGATCAACTCCATATCGAACAAAAATATCAACGTCAGTCTCCGTTAACCAACGATAAAGAGAATATGTTGAGTTTACACCGCCTGAGAATGGAATTAATATTTTCATACTAATCCCATAAATTTGTGTTGACTTTCACAAGAAAACAGTCTTTACCAAAACAATCTTCCATATAAGAACTACAATGAATTCTTGAAGTCTCAAACATCACAACCTCACCAATATTCCAAGGAACGGATGCTGCAAAACTAAACCCATGTAACATCTCAATTGGGTGGTGTTGTAGGTGTTCTACCCAAACATCTGAATCAAAAGGTTTGTTAGTGTATCCTATCAAATCACTATAATCATGATCATAGTTCCACCCAGATGCACCGTGTCTTCTATAGAACCTTTCTTCTTCATTCTCAATATTAATTCCAGATTTTGCAGACCAAGGAGTTTTTTGGTCAAAGTATACAGTCTCAGTTGTTCCAGCACTTCCATCTTCTTTATAACATCTTAGTGGAAAGAAAACTGTTGTGTTTGCAGGCCGAGGCATTTGCCCTGTTCTGTTATGTGATTTCCAATTATCACCCAGATAATTTTCACCATCATTATGTATGTGAATTGGCTGTTTGTAATACCCATACCTACCTTGAGTGTTTGGTTCATATCCAATAATTGGTTTTAGAATTTCATTAAAAAGTTTTATCGACTTTAATTTTTCATCTTCAGTAAAAAATTCATGGCTGGTATGACCCTGCATACAACCGCTCATTTCATTTATTGGAAATCCACTATCGGACATTTTTTTGTATCCGAAATAATTTTCATAATTCTTGTGTTTGAATTCTCTAGTCCGATTTAATACTTGTAATTCTTCTTCTAAATTTATTAGATTATCAATTACTGACAAAGAAACATCTGCATAATGAAACATGTTATCACTCATCTTCACCTGTCACTGGATTATAGTTTTTCGCATCTTCAAAGAATGAGGTTACCTCGTTAAAACCAAAATCATCATCTGCATCAGCTGATGTGGGATTTGGTGTAACAGTAAGTCTCTGTTGACGTTTAGGTGCTTTATCTGGCATATCAGTGTATGCGTCAACCTGTACTGTTTTAATAACCTTACTAGATGTGACAGGACCATAGAGATAGAACTTACATGTGAAAGACAATGTATAAATGATAGCTCTTCTTGTCGTAAAGTCTCCCTGATAATCATCCTCATAGGAAATACTGTTTAGAATAACAGGAATATCTTTTTTAACACCCATGTCAGCATTATCATTCATCGTGATTGTATAATCTGGTTGAAAGTACGGAAGAATTTGTTCAACAATCTGTAATGCATCATCAGATTGTTTTGCAAGAATGTAAAGTTCAAAATCAATATTATAAGGAACAGGCATATATTGCGTGTCTAACTGTTCTGACTTATCGCCCTTAACTTTTTTAAACTTCTGCACACG